CAAAACCATTGCCTTCTTCTTTTTTGTTTAAGAATTTATCAAATTCTTCATTGTTGTTTTCTTCCGTCATCTTTAATGAATTTTTAAGGTTTATATTAGTTTAATTTATTTTGTTTCAGAATTGTTTATATTATCAATTCTTTTTATTTCTTTTTTAACTAGCTCTCTAACAAAAGCGCTAACTGACTTAGGTCTTTGTTTATTTTTTAAAGCCTCGCTTAAGATTATGTTATTTAACTCCTCAAACTCCGGCTCTGTTAATAAAACTTGTATCTTTTTAATTAACTTATCTACTAAATAATCTTTCTTATTGGACATATTAAAATATTATTATATTATGTTTTCGGTGTAAAAAAAGAGAAGACATTAATATTGTCTTCTCTCTTATAGGTTTGTTATTATGCTAACTCTTCTGACCAGTTGTCAGCTCTCCAAACAACGTCAATTGCTTGTGCGTCTCCTGTTTCGTAGTTATTTTCAGCCAAAGGATTTATTGGTGAGAAAACGAAACAATCATCTAATGTGATTTTTCTAAAAATATCACCTTTTCTGTTAAATTGAACAATAACCATCTGTCCAACATAGTCTTTTTTAAGACCTGTTTCTCCAGTTTCTGGGTTATATGCCAATCTGTACCAGTCTCTCATTGTTTTGTAAAGATACATTTGATTTGCATCGTTTAAGTTTAATGAGAAGTTAACGGTAACGTCTAAGAAGGAATCTCCAGGAACACCTGTGAAAGACCTTGTAGACCACTTAAATTTTTGAGTTACTGTTCCCAAATCTTTATGAAGTTCTAAACCTGATATTTGATTAATATGTTGAATTAATAATTCTTGACCTCCAACTCCTGCTGGTGGAAGAATAGTTACCTCAAACATATTCGCTAATACTGGTTCAAAATTCTTACCTTTCTTGCTAGTTTGGTCGTTTGAATAATGTGGTAATGCCATTTCTTTATTTTTATTTTTATTTATGTTTTATATATCTAATTCTTTTTTAAAATTTATCAGGAAAGACCGAAGTCTTTCCTGATTTATCTTAATTATTTTTAGAAGTTACCTGAAGCTATATCTCCAGTATTAAGTACAGTAGTTCTATGTACAATAATTTCTAAACCTTTAACTGGTTCTACAAATGTATCAAGGATACCGATGTTATTATCAATAACGTCGTTAGTATTGTTAGTTTGGTCTATTACGTTATTATATGCATAAACTCCACTGTCTGCTAAAACTCCTTCCATGAATGCATCTGCAAGAGTTTTAATTTCTAATCTAGTCTGTGCAGTGTTAAACTCAAATAAGTAATCCTTAAGAATATCTGCTAATCCGTTTTCGATGAAGATTAATACTTCTCTTACGTGAGCAGAACTTAAAGCTGATTTTACAGTTTGTTGTGCAGTTTTATTACCTTTGATGTTCAATCCAACTCCTCTTTCGAATACGATTGGGTTGATTCCAAATGGTTCTAAATTATCTCTATCATCTTTATCGAATGGATATTCAGCACCGATAACGTTAGTTCCAGTGATAACTCCTCTTCTAGGTCCTGATACGATAGACCAAGGAAGAGCATTTGTAAATTTATCAATGTAGTTATTAGATACGTAAGCAGCTGGTACAACTGTTTTAATTTTACCTGCTTCTCTTACTTCTAATCCTGGTCCATAATAGAAACCATAGTTAGCTCCTTCTGCAATTGAAGGTAAAGCGTAGATTCCTGTTGGATTTTGTGATAAATCTCCACCGTCTTTTATAAATCTAGTATTGAATTTTCCAGTTAATGCATCTTTAAAAGATGGGTCTGATGATTTTTTAAATTCTGCAACAGTTGGTGCATTTAAGATACATGATACGTTCTTTCTAGCTTTAGCAACTCTTGTGAATTCGTTTTTATTTAAAAGTGCTCCACCTTCATATGAACCAAATGTATCTACGATATATCTTAAATCGATAACATCTCTATCAGTTAAAGCTGAATATAAACCTCCTGATGAGAATGCTGTTAAACAATCTACTATAGTTTGTTCAGAAATTACAATTTTATCAAGATTAAATAAGCTGTATTCTGTAGCTGCTTTATGGAAAGACTTAAACGCTACGTCTGTAGCTGGGTCAAAACCATTATCTGGTGCTTCTGAACACGTTATAGTATAAATTGTTGGTGCAGTACCTGCTTGAGAAATTCTATTTACTCTTGCTAATTTACCAGTTTGAGTAGGCATATAATCTCCTACTTCTAAATCTAAATCATCATCAGCAGCTGAAGTAAATGTAAATGTAGCTCCAGTTGAAGCAAATACAAAGTCAGTTGCTGAAAAATCGATTCCTCTAGCTCCTGCTAAAGTCTTATAAGATAATAATTCGAAATCAGAAGCATTGTCTGCAATACCTTTTAGATTTGAATTTCCTTCTTCTACTGCTTCTTCATTAACAGCACAGAATAAACCAGTTCTTCTAGTTTCTGAGTTAATAATTTGCTCTAAATATAAACCGTTTCCTTCTAAATCTTGGAATCCTGGTAAAATTGAACCAGTGTATTGTGCCAATAAAGAAACAGATCTTTCATCTGCGAAATCATTTAATTTGTCTTTTAATAAACCAGTTGTTGAGAAGTAATCTCCATATACTGGGTCAACATCCATTGCAGATGCATCGAATTTACCTTTAAATACGAATACGTCTACCATGTAATCTGAAATATAGTCAAATTCAGAAACTCCATCTGGAAGATTTCCTTCTCCGTACCATTCTCTAGCAGTTACTTCGAATGCTTTAACATCTTGTGCTTGTCTTACGATAATTGATAAATTGTCTTGTCCAAGATTTACAAGGTTTAATGCTTCAGTTGAAGTTGCAGTACCACCAATAGTAGCTAAAACTTCTTCATCTGATGGATACATGAATTTGTCAGTGTTATGAAAATCTTCATACTCTTTATCTGCAACTGTACTAGCTGCTGTAGAGTCTGTAGCATCTGTAACGATTGCAGCGTAATCAGCCTTATCAGCTGAATCAAAATCTGCTAAATTCATAGCTAGAATAGGACCTCTTTTAAGAGCTTCTAAACAGCTTCTATGAAAGAACATTCCCTTCTTTTCTAATTTTTTGTCGATATTACCAAAGATAAGAGTAAAAGATTCTGTATCTTCGCAATATACTGGTGTGTTGTAAGGTCCTTTTCTAGAGTGACCAGCAACCAACCTAATAGTCTCTGCAGTAACGTTAGATACTTGAGACTTATCAAATTCTAGACGGTAAACACCACTAGATTTGAATTGCAATAATTGAGGACTTAGTGCCATAATTGAAATTATTTTTTTTAGTTTGTTAAAGTATATATCTTAGTGTTATGGAGATTATTCTATAATAGGTCATAAATATCAAAATTTAAGTCTCCTTGGTCTTCATTGTCTTTAAATAGAGTCATTTCCATGAAATCATGAATATCCGGATCTATTATATCTAGCATTTCTTCTATAGAATCTGCATATGCCGTGGTATTAAAAAATTCTGTTGCTATAATACTTGACATTGCAAGGTCATCATGACCCATCTGAGCACCATAGTTTCCTGAAGGTAAAGTACCGAAAAGACTTATCTCATTAGTTGTTTCAAATTCAGTTATATTGATTTTATTATTTTCATATAAAGATTTAAAATTCTGACAAAATATTGGCTTATTATCATTTTTTATCTTTATTCCATGTTTTAAACCTTTACTATCATGTCTATGTTTAAATCTTAAAATCATCTCTTCATCAAAATCATTTGTTCTAGGAAATACTGTTTGTAGATATTTTAAAAGAACCGCACCATAAGTGTTGAATTCTATAATCATTTTGGTATTTTCATTATATAGTAATTCTACTCCTATTAAATAAAGTATTTTTGAAAAATCTTCAATAATATGTTCATTGCTTCTGAAAACACCGACTTGATTTAACTTAAAGAAATCATACATTGCTCCTGGTGTTACAACATTTTCTATTTGCTTCTTAGTCATTGGATCGACTCTAAATATATTAATAATGGAATAGTCTCCTCCGTTTCCTTCAGCAATATCAACTGTTAATAGCCAATATTTATCTTTATCTCCTAAAGTTTCAACATCAAATCCTGGATGCCAACTTAAAAAGCCTTTTATATCTATATGATTGTCTGTAAAACAATCAAAATCATGATGAACATATTCTTTCATTGAACTTCTCATCTTCTTCATAGAACCTGGGTCTAAAAGAAGATTTGATGAACTTACAAATTCATTTCCATATTGTCTGTTAAAAGCCTCGACAGTTCCTAAGTTACCAAGTTCTCTTTTATACCAAGCATCGTCTCTATCAGGGTGTTGCCACCAATCTATTCTCATCGGATGATATTCATTATCACCTCGTTCTGCTGCGCTGTATATCTTATAAAACTTATTAAACCCATTTGGAGTACTTGTAATAATAATCCTAGACACCTTAGAAGCAGAAAGCGTTGGATAAACGTTTTCATAAAATGCGTCAACTATGGAAGGGTGTATATGTGCAAACTCATCTAAGAATAGTAAGTGAATTGTAAAACCAATACCTGCTTTAGCAGTTGTACTTTGACCAACAAGCCTGCAACCATTATCACATTTAACATTCATTACGTCGTATTTCGTAATACCAGGTTTCATAAAGAATGGAAGATTTTCTATAACAACCTTTGCTTTATCGATAATTTCTTTTGTTGTATCAGATTTGTTTGCTAATAACAGTGTGTTTTTATCTGTGTTGAATGTTAAGAACCATGCATTAAAAATACTGGCCATAACTGTTTTACCCATCTGACGGGCTGCTAAACATATATTAAATCTATTGTTTTGAAAGTTTCTCAACATATCTTTTTGATAGTCTCTCAACTTTACTTGCTGGATTCCCTCATCAGTAAGAACAACTGCATACTTTTCTGCAAAATATAC